GGACCAGATGGCAGAAAACACACCAGAAGTTGAAATCGAAACCGACGCGTCAGAGCAGATTCCTGATGATGTCGAACTGGCTGAAGAAGTCGAAACAGAAGATGGCAGTGAGTCCTCCGGCAATGATGCAGAGGAAGCTACTGAAACTGATGACGACGAATCAGAGCAGGAATTCTACTTTGGTGACGAAAAGCTGGATTCGCCAACCAGCGAAGATGGCGCAGAGCATGGACTGGTAAAACACTTGCGCAAGACGATTAAAGAGAAAGACCGTGAGCTGAAAGAGCTGATGCGTCAGTCTCAGAAACCCGTCGAGCAGCAGCCGGTAATCACTCAACCACCGCGAATGCCAAAACTGGATGATGAGGACATCGGTTTCGATGAAGAAATCTATCAGCAACGCATGGCTAAGTGGGCAGAGGATAACGGCAAGTACCAGGAGCAAATACGAGAGCGGAAACGAGAGGAAGAGGCGCGTACCGCAACGCTTCAGCAGAAAGCAGCCAATTACATGCATAGAGTAAAAGCACTGAAAGTGGCTGGCTACCAAGATGCAGAGCAGGCTGTACGCGAAGATGTTCCTGTTCACATTCAGGACATGATCCTTCTTGAGTCAGAGAAGCCGGAAATCGTTGTTCTGGCACTCGGCCGCAACGCTGAACTGCGCAAGCAACTGGCAGAAGCTACAAACCCCGTAGCAATTGGTCGTCTGCTGGAACGTATCGAATCGAAGGCCAGAATCATGCCAAAAGCAAAAACCACGGCAGCCACAACCCCGACAGTTAAGGGGAGCAACGGCGCAGTAATCAACAACCTCGACAAATTGAAAGCCAGGGCGCTGGAAACTGGTGACTGGACGCCGTATTTCGCCGCTAAAAAGGCAAAAAAATAACCTATCGGAGCATTAAGCATGGCTAACCAATTAGCAAAAGACCTTGAAATCATGTTCGAAAACTACGTTGAAGGCTTTGAGGCCGCCTGCGTAGTTTCCCGTAACGCTAAAAAATTCCGTCCCGGTGATACAGCAATGCAGCGAGCAGGTGATGTTCTGTATCGTCCGCAGCATTACCACATGAACATTGAGGAAGGCCTCGACCTCAGCAGCAAAACGCCAACAGCACTGGTTCAGCGCCTTGTTCCTTCTGTGTTCAAGGAGCCGAAAAACATTCTGTACACTCTGGATGCGCGTGAAATGCGTGACCCTGAACATAAAACTGAAGCTGGTCGCGCCGCAGGTATGCGCCTTGCTGCACAGATTGACTCTGACCTGATTTCCATGGTTACGCAGCGTGCTACTAACGTGATCACAATGTCTGACTCAACCACAGGTACACAGGGCCGTGATTTGTGGAACTGTGCGGCAGGTATTGATGCCACCATGACGGCGATTGGTGTACCTCAGGGTATCAACCGTCGCTCTTTCTGGAACCCCTTCAACTACAAAGACCTTGCTGGCGAGCTTGGTCACCGTGCCTACGCTCAGGGCGCAACCCTGACAGCATACGAAAAAGCGCAGATCCCTCCGGTTGCTTCCTTTGATAGCTACAAGACCGATATTTCTGGTCGATTACCGAAAGGAAGCGCTGAATCCTTGACAGTATCAGGCCAACCTGAACACAAGGTTGAAGCGAAAGATTCAAATGGTATGCCAGTTGATAACCGACAGGGGACTATTACGGTATCTGCATCTGGCTTGCAGGTTGGTGATGCGTTCACCATTGCCGGTGTGAATTCCGTACACCAGATCACAAAAGATACCACCGGGCAACCGCAGGTATTCCGTGTTCTGGCTGTTAGCGGAACTACCGTAACAATCTCTCCAAAGATTCTCCCTGTTGAAAATGCCGATGTTGCGAGTCGTCCATATGCAAACGTCGATGCCAAACCGGCAGAATCAGCAGCAATCACCATTCTCAACAAGAACGCAGCACCGGCTAACCTATTCTGGGCTGATGGTTCTGTTGAACTGATGTACGGCAAACTGGCATTCCCGACTGGTCAGGGGCCACAGGTAATGACAGCAACCACCGAGCAGGGCGCTACGCTGATCATGTCTTACGCCTTCGACCACATCAAAGGCGTAACCACTGCACGTTTCACCACTCTGTACGGTTGCTCTGTACTGGTTCCTGAATATACGGGCATCGTTATTGCCGGGCAGTAATTTTGGTGGGGCTTCGGCCCCATTTTTATTGGGAGAAGACAATGGCACGAACAATGCTCTATAAGCCGGGCAACATGATCACCTGTGGTCAGTTTGCTGTCGATTACATCATTGTTGATGACGAAGAAGTTAAATCTCACCTGAAAAAAGGTTGGGTAAAAACTCCTGAAGAAACCGCAACGAAGCAAAAAGTGGCTAAGGCGGAAGAAGATGGCGAAAACGAAGGGTGATCTCGTTCTAAAGGCTTTACGAAAAGCCGGGCTGTATTCCAATGCCACGTTGACAGATGCTGACCCTCAGGCAATTGAAGATGCCATTAATGACCTCGAAGACATGATGGCAGCATGGCAGGCGAAAGGTATCGAGCTTGGGTATCAGTTTGCTGATACAGAAAACGGCATCATGCCGTTACCTGACGATGATTCAGGTATCCCCGCATGGGCAAATGATGGTGTCGCTTTGAAACTCGCTGTGCAAGTGTGCATGGATAACGTCATTCAGCCGTCAGACGCTCTCCTTACCGCTGCTGACAGTGCATATCAGACAATCTGCATCGCTTTAACCAAAATACCACCACTTGAGCGGCGAAATGACATGCCTCGCGGTAGTGGCAACAAAAGCGCGTTTACGTGGAATCGGTTTTACATCGAGAAAGATGATCAGAGTACGTGAGGTGAATAAATGCCGATTCAGCAACTTCCGCTTATGAAAGGTGTCGGCAAAGATTTCCGAAACGCCGACTATATCGACTATCTGCCAGTGAATATGTTGGCTACACCCAAAGAAATCCTCAACAGCAGCGGATATCTTCGCTCATTCCCGGGCATTGCCAAACGTTCTGATGTGAACGGTGTATCTCGAGGCGTCGAGTACAACATGGCGCAGAATGCTGTCTATCGTGTGTGTGGCGGCAAGCTCTACAAAGGAGAAAGTGAAGTCGGTGATGTTGCCGGAAGTGGTCGCGTATCAATGGCGCATGGTCGTACATCTCAGGCGGTAGGCGTTAATGGTCAACTGGTCGAGTATCGCTATGATGGCACGGTTAAAACCGTCTCAAACTGGCCTACAGACAGCGGATTCACGCAGTATGAGTTAGGCTCAGTCCGCGACATTACGCGCTTACGTGGGCGTTATGCGTGGTCAAAAGACGGCACTGATTCATGGTTTATCACTGACCTTGAAGACGAATCGCATCCTGACCGCTACAGCGCACAATATCGCGCAGAATCTCAGCCGGACGGCATCATCGGTATCGGAACATGGCGAGACTTCATCGTCTGCTTTGGTTCATCGACGATTGAATATTTCTCCCTGACTGGCGCAACCACCGTTGGTGCTGCTTTGTATGTCGCCCAGCCATCATTGATGGTGCAAAAAGGCATCGCCGGGACTTACTGCAAAACGCCGTTTGCTGATTCCTATGCTTTCATCAGCAATCCGGCAACAGGTGCGCCGTCTGTATACATCATCGGCTCCGGTCAGGTGTCACCAATCGCCAGCGCGAGCATTGAGAAAATCCTCCGCTCCTACACTGCTGATGAACTGGCTGATGGTGTGATGGAATCGTTGCGGTTTGATGCTCATGAGTTGCTGATTATCCATCTTCCGCGCCATGTTCTGGTGTACGACGCATCTTCAAGCGCCAATGGTCCGCAATGGTGTGTGCTGAAGACAGGCCTGTATGACGATGTGTACCGCGCTATCGACTTCATTTACGAAGGCAATCAGATAACGTGCGGCGATAAGCTGGAATCTGTCACCGGGAAACTGCAATTCGATATCAGCAGCCAGTATGACAAGCAGCAGGAACACCTGCTGTTTACTCCACTCTTCAAAGCAGATAACGCCAGATGCTTTGATCTGGAGGTGGAATCATCGACGGGTGTTGCTCAGTACGCTGACCGCCTGTTCCTATCGGCAACCACTGACGGCATCAATTACGGACGTGAGCAGATGATTGAGCAGAATGAACCGTTCGTTTACGACAAGCGCGTTTTGTGGAAGCGTGTCGGGCGCATCAGGAAAAATGTCGGCTTCAGATTGCGCGTTATCACGAAGTCACCTGTCACTCTGTCAGGCTGCCAGATAAGGATTGAGTAATGGCTGATTCGAATCTCAACACCCCTGTTATTATGCAGGCGACGCGGCTCGATACATCAATCCTTCCACGCAATATATTCAGCCAGTCTTACCTGCTTTACGTTATCGCACAGGGTACTGATGTTGGTAACGTGGCGAACAAGGCCAACGAGGCCGGACAGGGCGCTTATGACGCACAAGTCAGGAACGATGAGCAGGATGTGATTCTCGCTGACCATGAGCAGCGAATTTCTGCAGCGGAAGCAACGCTTGTTAATCATGAGGAGCGAATCAGTCAGGCAGAATCAACTCTTCAGGACCATGAAACACGAATAGCTCAGAATGAAAGCGATATTGCGTCGCTTGATACCAGAGTTCAGTCGCTGGAGTCGCAGGTTTCAGACCATGAAACGCGCATCGATGCTCTGGAGTATGCCACTACTCGCAAGAAGTCAGAGGTTGTTTACTCTGGCGTATCTGTAACCATCCCGACAGCGCCGACCAACCTTGTTAGCCTGCTGAAAACGCTCACGCCGTCATCCGGCACGTTGGCACCATTCTTCGACACCGTTAACAACAAGATGGTTGTGTTCAACGAGAACAAAACCTTGTTCTTCAAGCTGTCGATTGTCGGGACGTGGCCCAGCGGAACCGCCAACAGGTCAATGCAGCTAACCTTTTCCGGCTCTGTCCCTGACACGCTGGTAAGCAGTCGTAATGCGGCGACAACGACCGATAACATCCTGTTAGCTACGTTCTTCAGCGTGGATAAAGACGGCTTTCTTGCCACAAATGGCAGCACGTTAACCATTCAGTCTAATGGTGCGGCATTTACTGCCACAACCATCAAAATCATTGCGGA